AATTCATAATTTATTATTTTCTTATGAACATTGACTATTAACTCTTCATGAAACGATTGTTTTTCTGTTATTATATCTGATTCTCTCTTCTTCTTAGATTCAATACTATAATTGACTTTTTGTGAAAATCCCTTATTCAAACGATAATAAGGTGCTAATAATTTATCACTATTAAAATAAGGCTGAAAATTATACAATCCATCCGTAATTGTTAAATATCCTTTATCACCAAAACGATTATGAAGAGTATATTTCTCAAATTCCATTTCTCTTATCGCATGAAATAATATATCCTCATATACTTCTTTATATTCAGATAATCCATCTATTAATTCATCCAATGTATAAGAAACCGACTCTATAAATAAATTATGAATTCTCATTTTATAAACATCAATTAATCCTTGAGAATATTGAATCTTAAATGTATCATCATTAATTTTCATTTCAATAGGTTTATCATCTTTCATATAATTACAAATATTCGTAAATGAACAAACACGACTATATTTTTTATCATTGGGTTGATACATAAATGTTCTTGTTAATCCATTATTATAACGATAAGCTGGTTCAATTTTAAATTTTTCAACATCCTTTTTTGATAAATAATTAGCTTCTTTAAAGAAATATTTATCCAATGCCTCTTGTTTCAAAATTAATTCTACTTTACCAATCTGCTTCGCCTTAAATTCAGAATAACGATATAAATAAGTATCAATTGTTTCCTTATCTTTTATAGCAGATGTATGTAAATATACAGTAACATTTCTGTATTTTTGATCCAATAATTTATGAGAACAATTACGAATACCTCGCCCAATAACCTGCTCTAATTTATTAATATTATGCCATGGCTCTAAAATATGAATTGATCTTATATTTTTAAAATCTAATCCTTCACTCGCAACAGAAGATCCTATAATTATCTTAATTTTATGACCATCTTTATTTTCATCTGAAGTTACTATTCGTAATTCATCCTCTAAATTATGTGTTAAATTCTCAGATCCTGAAATTACCATATATCTTGCCGGATTAAAATCCTTTTTATCTTCATATTCCGAAAATAATTTACCTTCACAAGAAATTAATTCACGTTTCTCCTTTGTCTTTAATATTTTTTTACCATCATATTTTAAATATCCATTCTGCTCAAGAGCAAGTACCAACGGAACTACTCCCGATTTGATCCAATTCGTATAAATAAAAATAATACCATCACTTTTCTGTATAATCTCTAAAATACTCTTAATCTTAGCTGAATAAAGTCCTATTAAATCTTTATGAAAGAATTCACCATATTCATCAAGTATTTCCTTTTTATATTCATATTCAACTGAATTCTGTTTAGTATTCCGTGTAAAACAATTTAATAATCCTGTTTCACCATATAATTCTGTATCATCATCATCTCGTCTATCATATGAATTACCAGGATAAACAATATTTGATAATTGTAATAATAATGTTTCATCTTGAATTTGTAATTTATAATCAAGACTTCTTTTCTTAGATGCTTCTTTAATTATTTTATCAGTTAATTGAGAATAGATTTCTAATTGTCTTCCTTCTAATTTCGAAGCATACAATTCTAAAAATGATAATCGTTTCTCATCCGATATATCATTCCCAAAAAAATCTTTAGGAATACCAGGTGAACGAATTAAATTCTCTTGATTATGATTTGGATATAATCTAACTGGAAATGATACTGGATTTTCACCTCTTAAATAAGAAATATATCCTTTTGATTTTTCTCTTAATAAATCTTCATTGATAAGATTACCTGAGCTATCAAATAACTGATTTTCAGGAATAGTCATTCTTCTATCATTGAGTAATAACATATTCAAAATCCAAACTATTTCAGATGAAATATTATACATAGGATTTGCGGTTAATAAAATTAATCGTAAATTATCAGAATAACGAAGTACTTTTTCAATATATAAAATAGTATTTCTTGATTTCTTTTCAGATTCTCCTGATCGTATATTATGAACTTCATCAATAATTAAAATACGATTGGAATATGTTTCGCGAATTGTTTGAATTTCTATATTTAATTTTTCTTTTTCATCTGCAATATGATTTGTTTTTGAATGAATAAGTTTTTTTACTGAATTCGCAAAAGCAGCATACCCATACAATTCATAATATTTCTTTATTGTTTTCTTTGCTTTTTTATCAGTGATTACTTTCTGATCATCATTTTCATCATCAAAGAAATATGTTTCGCCTGTACATTGATCATCTCCTTTACGTGGATCAAATATTGTTTTTCTCCATCCTATTTGAATATTTTGTGAGGCTAATATTATGATACGATTTTCTTTTTCAGCATAAACATCCTTGAAATTTTCAGCAATCGATATCCCTGAACATGATTTACCTACACCAACACCATGAAATATTAAAATCCCTCTATATTGAGTATTTGGTGATAATAAATTCTTTAAAAAAATCTGATGAGGAGCTAACTCAAAAAATTGACTATTACATTTATCCTCAATTGTCCCCACTTCACTAGGAATGATATGTCTTCTTAATTCTTCTTTCGCAAATAATTTATCAGGGATATTCGTCTCAATTATATCTGGATAATAATTAAAATCATCTTTATAATTAGTAATATCATCATTTAATTCTGATTGAGGATCTTTTATATCTACATAAGATTTCGTTTCTATATATCTCTTTAATGCTTCTAATAAACATTCTTTCATAAATATTGTCTTAATCGGTTTTAATGTATTCTTTTTAAAAAATGAATTATCCTCACTAAATTCTAATCGTGGTTTAATTAAATTAATTTTATCATATTCTGAATACAATTCATCAAATGTATATTCCTTTGATTGATAATAAGAATAACATTCTTGAATTTTATCTTCAGTCTTTAATGATTCATTGTTAAGATAATAATCAATCATAATATAAAAGGTAGAAAATTAATTCAAATTATACTAATACATATTCTTTATCTAAATTATCGATTAAATCAAATATTTTATGAATTACATCACGACGAGTATGATGATAATCTCTAATTATATTTAATGATTCTTCTTTTGTTAACCATTTTATGTTTTTTAATTCATTAAATTGATCTTTATTTTTAGGATCAATATATACATCTTTCTCTATATTTGTAAGATATCCTATATAATAAATATATTTATATCTAACTCTATTTTCACCCATAAATTCTTCACTGAATGGTAATAAATTATTAATTAATTGATAATCTGATGATAAATAATTTGTTTCTTCGGTAAATTCTCTACGAGCGCAATCATAATTTGATTCATGATTATTTCTTCTGCCTTTTGGGAATTCCCATTCTGTATCTGGATAATTTGTTTTTGTTTTTTTCATAAAATAATCTAAATTAATAAATTCCTTAGTCTTATTAAAGAAATATCCATCAGATAATTTTTTAAATTTATCATATCCTTTTAAATAATCTTGATTATTTTTTTGTTCATTAACTGTTTTTTCATCTATTAACCATAACTTTTGCCATAATAATTCATAAGAATAATTTAAAAGATTTTGTTTTTCTTCAGTTGTACATTTATCAATTAATATTTGAATATATTTAATATTATAAGTATCATATTTTCCTCTTATAAATTCTATATAACATAATGAATCTTTTCTTTGAATCATTAATATTTTAGGTTCTTCAGTATCTTTTCTAAATATTAAATTACCACAACTTAATACAGGTTGTTTACAATCTTTATACATATGACCTTTTAATCCACAATTATTACAATATATTTCCATGTTTTCTTAAAAGAATCATTTAGTTATGTTTTTAAATTAAAAATAAATAATATACATAATATATGAAAAATTCAATCAAACCAAAAATATGGGGACCTCATGGATGGAAATTTATGCATTATGTATCCTTAGGATATCCAGATAAACCATCAGAAAATGATAAAATGAATTATAAAAATTTTTATTATTCATTACAAAATATATTACCCTGTGAAAAATGCGCACAGAATTATATGAAAAATATAACAGAAAATCCGATTGATAATCATTTAGCTAATAGAGATTCATTAGTAAAATGGGTTATTGATATTCATAATCAAGTAAATAAAGAATTAGGAAAAAAAGAATATGATTATAATGAAGCTTCTCAACTTTATGTAACTGAAGATAAACCTATTTTAGATTATTGTTTTAAACTATCGGTCTTAGTAATAATATTGATATTCTTATATTATCTTCTTAAAAAATAAAAATTTATTGAAACCATACAGATGAACTTGTATCCTCAAATAAAGGATTTGATCCTTGAACTATCCTACCATCTTTCGCATGAATTTTAACGATATCTAAGAAATTATTTATTTTATGTTTCTTAAGAACTCTTTGTAACATAAAATGACCTGTTGTTTGAAAAACAAATCTAGCTTTCCATGATTGATAAATAGATTTCTTTTTTTTCTCATAATAACTTTCTTCACAATGTTTTAAAATATCATAAAACAAAGTATTATTTGGTTTGGTTCCTAAAATAGCATTGTATGGTAATTTTGAATCATGCCATCTTACAAAGAAATAATCTTTTTCAAATAAATGACGAATCGATTTATCCATCATACAAATATCTAAATCAATATAAATCCCACCATAATTCCATAAAATTAAATATCTCGCGAAATCAATTCGCATAATATCTTGATCAAAATCATAATAAACTTTTTTAAATTGTTTATTACGAGGTTTATTTAATAAATTTTCAACCATCTTTCTTGACCATAATTTATATTTAATCCCTTGTTTTTTACATTGCGATTTATTTTTCTGATAACATTCATAAAAACGAGGAATTTCTCTTAATTCACCTTTTCCAATATTGTAAAATATTTGATGAACTGTATAGACTCTTTTTGAGATCTTTTTACTACTCTTTCTTTTTTTACTACTCTTTTTCCTTTTAGGAGGCATTATACTATACTATATATAATTATAAATTTGATTGTAATTTGTATCATTTCAATTTAAATAACTCTACAATGACTCTAACAATGAACAGATTTAATGTCCTTAATGAAGAAGAAGTAGATATAACTATTGAAACAGATAATCAACTTAGAAATCAGAAGAAAAAACTAAAAAGAAAGAATAAACAATATGAATTCAATCCTTCTGAGTCTCTCAAAATTGAAATTGATCACTTACAAATTATAATTACTGAATATCAAGATAGAAAGAATAAAATAATTTATAAGAAAAAAAAGAAACAATCAATAATGAATGATGATCTTAAATTTCTAAATGATACATTAAAAACGGCAAAATATATGAATCATAAGATTAAAATGAGAAATGAACAGCTTGCGAAGTTAAAAAAAAAACAAAATCCTAAATGGTCATTCAAAAATCACTTATTATTTCCTTTACATGATAGATTATGTATCCAAACTATTCTATTATGTCAATTAAGAGAAGATTGTATAATTTCTTACTTACCGAAAGAAGTAATAATAAATATTTTAATAAATTTTCATTGGGATGATTTTAAGATACAATAAATTAAAATTATTTATCTATTCGTTATAATTTTCATAAATTTTTTTTCTTTCCTAAGATTATAAAATATATGCCTCGCCCGAAAACTTTGATTGTTAAGAAGTTATTTACTGATGAAGAAATCGCTAAGCGAGAAGGAACATGGTTTGAAGAATCGGATATTCATTATCCAATTGTAAATACAAATACGGATATTTATCGTTTCGATGATGATGGTAATAAACATCTTCTTTTAAAATTTAGGAAAAATTGTGTTCCACAAGAATTAATTCAATTAGGGTGGGATTCATATAAAGATTTAGCTAAAGCATCTAGAGGAAGAGGAGCTTCAGCCGGACCAATTGATACAACAAGTCAATATTGGGGGAAAAGAAAATTAGTGGATACAAAGAAATGGTCAACGGGATATTTAAATCCAAAAGGATTAGAATTACATGAATTATATTCACATTTTGAATTATCAGCATTAAAAATGAAATGCGATGAATTAGAAATTAAATATTCAGAGGATATTTCTACAGAAGATTGTATCAAATTATTAATTAAGAAACAAGGAGGTATTTCTAAAATGAAAGTTAATAATCAAGTTGCTTCGAATCCTATTGGATTCTATGAAGCAGGTAAAAATTTTGCCGATCTTCCATGTCGTTTAACTCATTTCACTCGAACAAATTTTGAAAAATATAATAATGGATTACCATTTATTCAGAAAATAGATCAATTATTTAAGCGTTTAATTCCTGATGCTCATGAACGACAATTAGAAAGAGCAAATTTAAAATCTCATTTAAAAATACCAAAAACATGTTTTTCAACAGTTACAATTAATCGTAATTTTAGAACAGCAATGCATCGTGATGCGGGTGATTTTAAAGGTGGTTTTGGAAATTTAACTGTCATTGAAAGGGGTAAATATCACGGAGGATATACTATTTTTCCTCAATATGGTGTTGCGATTGATTTACGAAATAATGATTTTGTTGCGATGGATGTTCATCAGTGGCATTGTAATACTCCTTTGTACGAAACAGAAGAAGATAAGAAATTCAATGAAACAATGGAACCTGTCTTTAAAGATAATCCTGAAGTTGGAACAGCTGGTATTTATGAAAACTATACAAGAATATCATTTGTTTGTTATTTAAGAGAAAAAATCGCGAAATGTCCTGATAAAATAGATCCTCGATTTTTAACGAAATCTGGTCATAGTAAAATCCCGAAAGAAGAAATCCCGAAAGAAGAAATCAAAAGTTAATTCTATTTATTTATAGTATTTATGAATACTCCATCTTACTTCATCATCAAAATTAAACATCTGATGATGTCCTATTTCATCATTAATAGACGATATTTCAAATGGTTTAATTTTATTTACTTCTATTAAAGATCCTATATTTTTACCTAAATATCTACATTCAGTTAAAGAACCATTTAATAACATAAAATCACATTGTTTACCATTATGATTATGAATTGCAGTTCTTGATCCTGGGACCCATTGAATAAGATAATAATTTTTAATCGGTAAAGTATATTTAAAATAAGATGCGTTAATAAATTCACATTTTAAAAATGCGCTGACCAAATTTTTCGTTAAAAATGCCATAATCTATCTATATATAAATATCATTAAATTTTTATATACTTATTCATTATAGAAATGAAAAGTGGAACAAAAGATAAAATTAAATTAACAAAGAGTGGAGTAATTCATATCGGTAAAACTTTATTAGAGTTAAGAAAGGCGAATAAAATAAAAGAATCTGAAAATATTCAATATAATTTTATCCTTGGATTGTGTAAAATCTGGACAGGACATAAAAAATATGAAAAAAAAGCAATTCAAATGGCGAATGAAATTTATTGTCTTATTGACTATTTTTACAGAAATAAAAGTGGAGGGGGGGATGAATTAGTAAATTATTATGCTGAACCCGAACCAGAACCAGAGCCTGATTTTGAACCAGAAGATGTATCTGAAACAAAATATGATTGGAAAAGATGGGTTGCCATAGGGAGACTTATGTTATCAGTTTATTATATTATATCTTATGCCACACGGAGTATGGAATTAATAGAAGATAATAAACAAGGTATATTACAAATACAAAGTATAGTTGGTGAAGAATTAAAATCGGAGGCTGGTTTAGCTATTATGGATGTTTTTGATGAAAAACTTGAAGAAGCACATCTTACATCTTCAAATCCTGTTTTACAAGGTGCTATTCAAGATACTCACAAAGCAATGAATGAAAAATATTATCTTTCAGGTGGGGCTCATGCTATAGTTAATCCTTCAGCGTCGGGTATAGAATTCCTTGATAATGTATTTACAGAACAACAATTCCAACTTTCCCCTTTACCTGTATTATGTAATTCATTTGTAGATTGTTTATATGATTTAGTTAAGATTTCGGTCGTTTCTGGTTTGAAATCTGCTGGACTTTCAGAATATATTACTGAAGATATAGAAAAAGAATATAAACAAAATGTAAAAGAATTAAAATCAACTATTGATGATTTATCTGGAAATATGGCGTCGAAATTTAGTTTATCAGTTAAAGAATTTAGAGGTGAATATCCTGAATTTAATAGTCTTATGGTAAGACTAGAAGAACCATCCTATGAATATTTAAAACAATCATTAACAAATATTGTATATGGATATCCGACAGGATGGCATCAATTATCTCAATTATTGGGAATAATAGAAGAAATTCCACATGAAGTAGCAAGTAAATTACTTGAGGTAGTAAAGAAAAAAACTACAAAATCATTAATCGTAAGTAAACGGATGATGACAAATACAATTGAACTTATAGATAATTCAAAACAAATTTTAACACAGTTATTTATATTGGCTGGTTGTATTTATATTTTAAAACCTAAGAAGAAACCAAGAGATACACATTTATTATATCTAGAAGATGCTCAAAAGAAAAAGAAACGAAAAAGAAAAAAAACGAAAAGAAAAAAGAAACGATCAAAAAAGAAATCTAAGAAATCTAAGAAAAATCTAAGAAGAAAATAATCTTTTTCCAAATAATACTTGTTCAGATAGTACTTGTTCAGATAGTTCTTGTCCAGATATATTATTTTTCATTTTATCCATTATTTTACTTGATAAAATACTATATATTTTATCATCATCTTCTCTCCATTCAAATAATGTACACGATAAAATATGTTCATTAAAAAGAGATCCCATAGGACAATCAAGTATTTCTAGTAATAATGATCTCACT